AAATGCTTCTTGCGTGCGACCGTTAAGAAGAGCAACCCGAGCATGCCCATTACGCAGCGGGACATCGAAATCTCGCACCGTAGGCTCGTCCATGAGAACAGTCTCGACGTCGGAGTCAAGCTCGATTCCAACTTCGGAATCATTACCGCACGTCTCACAGTGCAGCTTGAACTTAACTTCGTTGCCATAAGTGGCCGTGCGAATACCGAGCATGATGGCATCTCGATCGCCAACAAGAAGCTCACGCACGACCTCTTTGGTTGGTGCTTGGCCGCCGAGATCACTCGTGCCCATGGTCACCAACTCGGTCATAAAAACGGCGAAGTTCTTGTTCAAATCAATCCGAGACAAGCGCTCCTCGTCGTAACCGTTCAACTCTCGCACCGTGGCCTTATTGACCAGACCGCCCGGTGACATCCACCCGGCAGGTAGATCAATAATCAGCTCACCGGCAGGATCAAGACGTGGTGGCTCAGCGCTACTCACACTCTCGATTGCTCGGGCCGCTTGATCGATGCTCATTGGGCCACTCGGGCCCGCCCCCGGCATGGCGGGCATCCCTGGAGGGGCAGGCACCGGAGGCATCATGGGCGGCTGGTTTAAGGCTCCTTCCCCCTGTGGCGGGAAGGCATCAGTGACGGACATTATTCTCCTCTATTTGGGCTACAGAACTGCTGATTACAAGGCAACGAAAGGTCTTACCACGAATAGGCGGTAGCGGCCGGGACGTACCCGCCACTCTGACCACCCCACAACATCTCAAATCCCTCATAGTTGAGGGTCATCTGCTCGACAGCGACAGCATTACCACCGGCATCAAGGTCAGAATACGCCAAGCTCCCAATCCACGCAGAGTAAAGCTTGAAGCTCACTTGCACGATGCTCGACTGCTGTTGATAGGAACTCTGATATGAGGGCCCGCTGGCTGCCTGAGGTGTGTTGTTCGGATGCTGAAGAACACCGACGTACATCGTCGTGCGAAAATCCGTCGTCGCTGTTCCACCAATCACCGGATTAACCCCGCCGCCGTACATGGCAGTAAAGAGATTCGACATCCAGAACCAGTTGTCGTAATCGGTAGGGAACAAACCACGACTCAGCGTGATCGGATTGAAGTCAGCCTGACCGGGCATCTTGCGAGTCGTCAGGTTGTCACCACCTTCACGATAAGTCAGGGGCTCAATAGCGATACCCAAACCCGAGAGGGACATGAACCCCAGACGAGCCAAACCACCCTGAGGACCATTCGTAGTCGACAACGGGATCACCACGTTGAACTTAAATGACCTCAATGGGTCCGAGCTGAGGGCACGAGTATTAGCCACTGATTACTCCTTACGTGAGGGCCGACACGATGGTCGTCCCGGTGGTCTGGAACTGAGCAATAACAAGGTTGATAAACTCAGCGGGGTACTGCAGAGCAATACCAACGGCGGTGTTCACAACACCTTGCGCAACAGACTGAGGGGTGTTGTTGGTGCTGTTACACGTCACGTAATACGACGTGGATGCTGTCGTGGTCGGAAATGCACCTTGCGCCAGCAGACCGTCGAGGAACTGGGTGCACACCGAAGTGATATTCGCCCACAGCACAGCGTCATTGGCCTGGAACACAGCAAACTCAAGCAAAGACGACAAAGACGCCTCGATGTAGTTGAGCGTGCGTTCAATAGGCACGTAAAGCGATGCGTAACCGGTCTGGAGAGTCCTCGTTCCCCAAATCAGCACCGAACCATTAGACCGGGTCCGCAAAGCATTGACGTTGTTGCTGTTGAGCGTTCCGATGTCGGCCGTCGAGAGCTGACGCTCAGCAGAAACCACATTAGAAAACACAGTCTGGAGCCCGGCCGGAGCCGTCCATACCCCCTCAGTGTTATCGACGCCTGCCATCTGACCAAGCACGAATCCACTCGGTGGCAAAAGAACCGTCGACTGCAGATTAGAGCTGGACGGATTAGTGGCGTTGAGCCACGGGTAATAGATCGCCGTGTCCGCACTCGCAGGAGACAGGTTGGTGGCAAAGCTCACCGCACCTGCAGGGGTCTGCCCAGAGGGCGGATCCACCACAAAGAACGTGAAGGGCCGAGAGTTAGCATAAGCGATGCCTTGCTCAAGAACTGTGGTCACATTCGATGAGATGAGATTGGTCGTATTTGCCAACCCGGGCAGCGTCATGTTGAGGACGCCGGGCACCAAGTCGAATGGAGCCTGGAAGGTCGGTAGCTGATTGCCGTAAGAAAGCATGGCAACATAATCAGCAGTAATCGGATCGGTGGGATTGATTCCACCTGTGAACTGTCGGCCGGTCACAGGAGCAGGAGTGACCGTGGCGTTGGTGTCAGTAAGCACCGTGGCAAAGAGATATACCGAGCCCTGCACTGCAGAGTTCAGGATCGTGGTCACGTAACGAGGATCAGATGCACTCATCGAAAGATCAACCCACTGCTCAACGAGATATTGACTCGTCGCCGAAGGTCCGTAGTAAACATTGATACTGAACTTTCCAGTCCCAGCAGCCGTGTCACTCACAATGTCAATGAAGAGCTGATTGCCCCACACACCAACATTGCCCTGCACACCAAGACATCCGGCCGTAAGAGTCAATGTGTTCTGTGGAGTAGCCGAAGAGTCGGGCAGGGTGGTCGCAGCTGACGTTCCAGGTGTGGCAGTGCCACACGCACGGTAAACCCAACACGAAGAACCGCCATTAGAGAAGTACTCGTAAACGGCATATGGAAGATATGCATTTGCCAAGGTCGGCAACGTGGTGTTCCCAACAGAACCGGGATTGAATCCACCGAAATATCGCTGGAAATCACTCCAGCTGTTGCACTGCACAGCCAACGACGGGCCACGCCAATGCTCACCAATAAATCCAGCGACCGAAGGCGAGATAGTCGAAGGGCCCGGCGTGGGTCCGGCCAGTTGCGTGCTGACATAGATGCCGGGGGCACCAAATGGCGAAGAGATGGTCATTTCGCAGGCTCCTTGTTGTTACCTCGATGGATAAGGCAACTGGTCTGCCTGCAACAAGCTCTGTACGTCATACCGGTAACCCTTGCGGCTCACCTGTGTACTGAGTAAACGTGATGCTAGTACTAATGGCTTGCTGCACCTGAATCACCTCAGAGAGGAAGAACTCAGATGAGATGGCCACGGTAACGATCTTGCGGTAAAGCCTCTTTTTGTTGTCAATGGCATCACGTTGGACGACGTCGACCAAATCAGCACGACGCAGTGTGCCATCAAAGTTCGCCATATTAAGGCTCCCGTATTGCTGCGGGAACATCTGGTAAAACATCATGGCGAACATTCGGTCATGCCATGGATTACGAGAATAAGCCGTGATTTGATAGATCAGACTCCATGGCGTGGGGAAGTCATCAGCAACAAGATCAAATCCGCTATTCGGCGTTGCCGTCTCTAAGTCATAGTTCAAAATAAACTCAGCGGCACGATGTGCACGATCCTCGGCGTATTGGATGTCGATTAGGTTTACTTGAATGTGCGGATAAGTGCGCTGACGCTCTTCGGGGTCAGGGGAACCGAAGAAGACCGGGGGGATGAAACTCTTCTCTGTGCCACTGGGGCCCGAGGCATAGTTGGGAATAGTAAAACCCTGGAGCTTCTCCCTAAGGGCGTAATCTTCATCGATTCCCCACATTAGAAACCCATCTCTTTGCGCAGAGTGTTCCGATAGATCGCCGAGGCCTGAGGATGAGCAGCACTCATGGCACTGCGGAGCACCGGGTTGGGGTTGGGGTCTCGATCAGGGTGGCCGAACTCATTGTCGGCCAGACGGTTGCCCTCTTCGCTCTGGTCAATGGCGACGTAGCCTGCTCCGGCCCGCCAATGCGTCACGAGGGGCTCAGCACTGAATCCGGCCTCGACGGCCGCTGCAGAGGCGTGAGCGTGAAGGTGGTTGAGTCCAGCGGCGCTCGCCCGGCGATGGGCCACAGGGAGTCTGCGCTGCGCATTTGCAAAGGCTGGATGAAGTGAGGACGTAATCGTCTGATTAACCTTAAACAAGGTCTCCTCACTTCCTGGGCTATGTACTTCGCAAATGACTCGATCAAGACACGGCGGCCTTGCTGAACCAATGCTCCCAGGTGAAGGTGCTTAAGAAGAAGTCACTGATTTGGATTCGTGCCGCCAGGCCAAGAGCCCGCCACGATGTAGCTGTCCCACATTCCAGTGTCGTTATCCTCATCCAACTCTTCTTGGGCCACCTCAGTGAGGTCCACCGAAATAGTCAAGAAGTAACTGGCTATCCGGCCTCGTGGCACAAAGGAGTCCACTGAGAAGAGGTGATTGTCGAAGACCACTCGATCGTTGAGATGATCCATCCCCGTCGAGTCAGGATCCTTCAAAAGAGCTTGGAGATACGCCTTGTAGCTGATGATTAGCCGGACTGAGTCGACCAAGTAAAGGCCGTCTTGGTCAAAGTTTTGCTCGGCCCTCGTGTAAATCCCTTCAAGGACAGGAACCGTTACGCCAGTGTTCCAAGCACGCTGTGGGCCCGTGTCGTAAATGGGATGAGCTGTCGTGGCGGCCGGGTTGAACTGAAACCATTGCACCCACTGACCAGCATTGAGCTGGTAATCATTCTTGAAACCCTCATAGGCCTGACGGATATCTCTAAGTGTTCTTCGATCAGGGGGCATGCTGTTCCCTGAACTTCTGCAGCTGAGTCTTAGATGCCTTGTGCTCTTCAGCACTAATCGGGCGATTTGCTTGACCAGCCAGTGTCTTCGCTGCCATCTCGGCACCATTCACACGAAGGAAGGGTCGAGTATTACCGTACTGATCCGGCAATGGGTGATGGGGCTCAAATGAAGAAGCCCCAGGATCTGCAGCACCCTTCTTCATCGGAGCGTGCATGTAAAACTTCCCGGGTTCGTCATCGAAGTGAGAAACACGAATCAACGAGCCATTTTCCATGGGCACCCATGCGGCCTTAAATCCTATGGACTTATGGTCTGGATGATCTTCGTCTGACGTTGTATGCGCAGCCGGAAACATCTGACCACCGATACGAACAGCACGGTGCGGGTGCACGATTTCAAACTGAGATGAAAGGTGTTCTTCGGCGGCCATTATTTACCCGGTGGGATCGGGATCTTGACCCACTCGGGGCCGTAATCGATGTAGGGCGGCGGCTGCCCAACAACAAACTCTGCAGTCGAGAGCACCATACCGTACGGTGTCGTCACACCGATTTGTCCTGTGATAGCGCCCACAGGGACGATGGCCTGGAGCTGACATTCCGAGACGATCGTAATCTGTGTGGCGGGCACACCACCAAAAGTGACCGTCGTCGTATTGTCGAACCAGTTGCCGTTAATCGTGATGATCGAACCCGGCAGAGCAACGGTGGGCCAGAAGCCAGTGTAGGGCTCGTTGTACTCCTGCTCCCGAAAGATTGGCACGAGTCGATTAGTCGTCAGCGAGACCCGACGCATATTGAGAACCTGAATGCGCCAAATACCAACACCAAGTGTTCCAGCGATGCTCTTGTACTCTTCTTGCAGCGCATTGATTTGCTGCATAAGCATGGCGTAACGCTGGGCCCTCGGGATGTGAACACCTTCAGGCGTAATGATGTCAATCGTCTGCGATGCATCCGTAGCTCGGAACCAAAGACATTCAACGGCCGCCATGATCGAAACGCAGTACTGCTCATTAGAATCGATCCCACATTGTCCTGGCACCGGGTCAATGTAAGGGAGTGGAACTTGATCGGCCACGTGAAGATTGAATGCGTCAGTAACAGCTTGAGAGACCTCAGCATCAGTCCAAAAGTCATAGGTAAGGCCGTTTACAGAGAGTGATGTGTTCGCCGGGGTGGGCGCAACATAAAAAGAAATGACTCCCGCTTTGTAATCGAAGAAATACGGAAGAGTCGCTTGGCTGGAGATGACCGTCCCACCCAGAGAAACAATAGGAGGCCACGCAGTCTCCGAAATGGACTCGACAGGCAAATCGAAAACATTTGAAACTCCATCAATGGGCAGACTTGCGGCAAAGGGCTCACCAAGATCCTGCAACATCATCCGAGTGCGTGCTGTGATCGTGGCCGTTGACACGACTCAAGAGTAGGTTACCCCGGCCCTTGGACCAAGGCTGGTTGAACAGTCAAAGGAAGCGACTGTCGACCAAAAGTGATTACAGCAAAGTTGGGGCCAACTCCATTACCTGTTCCATTTGCCGTTCCCGGGAAAACTCCCACCATCGTAATCGGCTGAATACCCACACCAACACCTTGAGCAGCGACAGGAAAGACGATCGTGGCAATCCCTGTCGAGACGGCCGGATTAACACCAACACCAGTGCCAGTCCCCGCTGCAGGAGCTGCACCAATCGTCGTTGTGTCTGCGACCCCCGCCCCAACTGCAGACGCCGCTGTAGGAGCAATGCCGATAGATATCGTCGCTCCCATCCCCGCACCTGTGCCCACTGCAGCCGCAGGAAATACAGTAATAGAAGGCACAAAAGTGACTGTGGGCGCCACACCAACACCGACACCGGGAGCAGTCAGCGGAAAGACCGTAATATTCGATGTGTTGGTGCCGCCTATCCCCACGCCAGATGCTGCCGTTGGTGTAATGCCAACACCATTCGTTGGATGAACACCGACTCCAGCTCCCAAAGCAGCAGCCGGTGAAATGCTGATTGAAAGAACAGGACTAACTCCTACTCCACTCCCTGGAGCTGCGGCAGGTAAAATGCCGATCGAGATTGTTGGCCCAGCACCAACTCCGATACCAACCGCAGCAAGAGGAGTGACGTTAGTAATCGCCGTAGATTGCTGACCCAATCCACGAACAAATAGTCCTCGGGGAGTAAGCCCTCTAATCCCACCGAGCTGAGCCATGGTTAGTAAATCCTAGGGCAAATAGAGTCCGGGCCACCTGCGCCAGTAACCCAACTCATCACAGCTGATACATCAGTCAAGCTCAGCTCGTGTTGTCCACCACTAACTTGATAAAGAGTCACAGGCTGACTGGGGCTGGCTTGAACGGCATTGTTTGCCATTACAGTTTGGTCGGCATATCCAACAAAAGTATCGTTGGTCTCACACCCAATCCAACCTGGAGGCGTTACTCCCTGCGTTCCTTTACCGAGGGCATTAAGTGCTGTCAGCTTTATGTCCGCACCATTGCTGAACTTAGAGTGTTGAACCACGTCACCTGTAACAAGCGCTCCATTAGATGTGTTACCACCTGTCACTCCTGTAAACAAAGTGCTGCCATTGAACCCGGTGTAGTTAAGAATCTGCCAACCACCAACTCCTCTGACAAT